CCATATCTATAGTATGCAGAGATTTTATACGAGTTTTGAAACATCGTTGATCTTGTTGAGGATGTTGAAAAATTTGTAAATTGAATCAACCTCTTTGGGGTTAATGATCTCAAGTTCAATCTGATAAGATGCTTCTTCTTCAGAGTCCATATCTGCGTTGTCACCTGAGGAGATTGTCATGTCGATACTCAGATTCTTGCGGATGAAAGAATGTCTCGTCTTGGTTCTCTTCCTGTCCATCTCGTATTCACCGGATGTCGGAATTTCCCTGGCAATACAAAACCTAACATCCAGTGGCTGGTCACTGTCGACAAAGTCTTCTTTGTGAACCTTGATCTTCTGAATCATCTCCTGCTCCCCAGAATCTTCATCACTGGTGATTCTGATACTGTTCGAGTCATTGTAGTACACTTCGACTGTTTTCGTTTTTTTCTCTTCCCATCCATCATACTTCTTCAAAGCTTTGAGGACCCTTTTCCATACGTCTTTACCTACATTCGTATCGAACAGAGATCCGTTGTGACGCCCAAGACGAATTTCAACTTCGATGTCTCCCTCATTCTTATGAGTTTCGAACAGGGGGAGGGTCTTGTCTACGATTTTCTGAATATCCATGGCGATTGTTCTTGTCATTTCTAATATTGCGTCTTTCCCTTAAGTGTTTAATGTTCATAAAATTTAATGAAGGGTATAGAAAATCAAGGAAATACATGTTATTTCAACACCGCCCTACAATGCATGCTTTATATACCAGTTTTGTCAAACTATTACATCAGACATCCGTATCAGGGTGAATGTAAGTTTTCTAGGGTGTATTCCAACTTGACGAAAGAGTATTGGACAAAAGGTCAGAGTAGCGTAAACGTGTCCGGGTTACTCACATTGTTTCAGGAGCAGTTTCCTAGATTCAAAAAAAATGAACAGCATGATGTCCAGGAGGCTCTCTTATGCATCATCGACGTATTGGAAAAGTCTACACCAGAAATCAAAAAGTGGTTTTACGGAAAGAAGGTTCAGGAGACTATTTGGCCTACAGGGAAGTCAACAAACGAAGAAGATTTTTGTATTCACTTGGTGACTTCCAATGGAAAGGACATGGGTGGAATTCTGTCTAAGAGCACCGATTGGAACGTCGTTGACAACTATGTTGACGATGATGGCAAGCGACACAACTTAGCCACGACTCGCATGGTATTCTCTCAACTCCCACAAGTTCTCATCATTTCATTTGATAAGAAGTGTCATGTTCAAATTTTAGAAAAACTAATCATAGATAACAAGCAATACAACTTAATTTCTACAGCTCTACACGTCGGAGATCAGGGTGACGGTCACTACGTCAGTTTTGTAAAAAGGAGGAACAAGTGGTTTCTAATCAACGACGAGCACATGAAAGAACATGAGCTACCTGAAGAAGGTGGTTTCTATCTCATGGTTTACAATCTAAAAACTCCTTCATCTCAATATTCTCCTTGATGTTGACAATAGTCCTGTAAAACGTTCGTCTGTTGTTGGGATAGTTCTTGTCTGTTCTACGTTTCAGGGGTCTCCACCACATCGGCTCTTCCCAAGTTACGTATGTGCATTCAATGATGGCACCGTCCTCCATCCATGGCTTGTTTTGCACTCGATCATGTGGAATCTCAGACTCAAAAAACAATTTTCCCTTTTCTTGGACATACAATCTCCACGTGGGTCGTCCCTCATTAAATCCAGGTGTTTCTCGTGAAGGTTCCCACTTTACGAGAAAGTCCACTGTATTCTTTTCACGAGGTTTCCATTTAAACATGGTTTCATGAGTTCCAATTCGTATGGGTTCATTGACTGGTGTGAACACGAGACCATCGATATTTTGCTGAACCGTCGGGAGATATTCATCCATAAATGTTCCAAAATCTCTCATCGCATGAAACTTCTTACACTTGAGCCTGTATTTATCAGACTTCATACATATCATAGACTTCATCATAGCTTTACAAGCGTCCATACGTTTGTGTAAATCTAAATTCCACACCATCTCACCGGAAACAATCACGGCATCATAGACCATGAGAACATTTTCATAGAGTTCACCATCTAGGATTGTTCCTTCATAGGCGGACTTTTTCAGGTTGATAGGAACTTCAAACATCTTGAAAGACCTGTTTACAAAGAGACACTTCTTCTTCCCCTCAAACATGAGGGCGACGAGCATATGTCTCTCTCCATCAGTCTTTTCACAAACGACATAGTCACCACCTTTCAAGATTGGAAAATGTTTACGTTCAATGGAGATGGGTTGTGGTCCGGGAAAATATTCCTTACTACCCCACACTTTATGTATGTATGACACGACATATTTATAAAGTGGGGATTCCACCTCTATAGACATGTTTAAAACACAAACAAAACCTTTAATTCAGTTTCACACTCGCAGCGTTCAGGATGTTTGATATGCACTCGTGTGTATACGTTTGAATCAACTTAGATGCTGAAAAAGCATAAATTTTGACACCTTGTTCTTTCAAATTTTCAAACATGTTGGGGTGTAGCTTCCACGTGCCTTTTTTCTTATTTTTGATGTGCTTAATGATTGTTTTCGGCATCATCACCCACACCTTGGCACTCGTGGACACAACATTGTAAAAGTGTGGTGAAGTTTTTTTCCCTAGAACTGTATCGAAATCGAGACCCATCTGAGAAGTAGGTTCTTTGGATTCCGACCTCACCTTTTCTTTGAACATGTCCCAGTTGATAGTTTCTTTCACACCAGGAAACACTACTAAACCCGCATTTTCATTCACTTCCAAGCTCTTGTTTAGGGACTCATCATCTACACCTATACCAAAATCGATAAAAAGTATTCGATCATACTTCTTCATACATTGTTCAATGGTGTCAATTTTTTCATGTGTGTCGTCATTCACATAGACGATCTGATGATTCACAGAATTTTGAAGACACTTTATATTCAGTCTCAATATGGTGTGCAATGTCTTTACATGACAAGACTTTGATCTCGTGACGACTATCGTGACAAACTTCATGTATTGGTTTGTAGTTTAAGCCTTAAGCCTTTCATCCATGCAACCACTGAAAGGTAGATTACCTACATGACCAAGTGTGGTATTGACATCCGCAAAAATTTTACCTCCAATTTGTTGCCATCTCCTACAAAACGCGTAATCTTCAGAAAGGTATCGTTTCGAGTCGGGATCAATCATGCAATCAAAAGCTGCATGATATTCATCAAAATCACGGTTCTGGTGATCATTTTTACACCAAAGCTCTGGGAACTTCTCTTCCAGTTTTTTAAAGACTGATCGACTAATCAACATGAAACCAGTTGGGCCATCGAGGATTTCTACAAAGCCATTTTCTATGGTCCGTCGCGTCGCGCCAATATTCACGACGAGACTGGAAGAAAGCATGGCCATGTCACGGTCATCACCATTTTGAATGGCACTGGCTGCCTGATCCCACATGACCACCTTTTTGGGATAACACGCCACAGAAAGTTCATGTCCAGATTTGACAAGACGAACAACAGCGTGTGGATCAAAATGTATATCCGCGTCTATAAACATGAGATAGTCACAATCTGTTTTCTGCATGAAACGTCCGACGGAAACATTACGAGCTCTATGAACTAGTGATTCATTTTCAGTTGTATCAATCATTAATTCAATTTTTTCCTTGATCAACAAAAGTTGAAGTTTTATTACACTTGACATGTATTTTTCTAAACAGAGCCCACCATAACAGGGTGTTGAAAGAAAAACTTTAGTCATATTCTATCTATGTCCTTTAGACTCTAAGTGTTTTTTCACGATATTCTCAATCTTATTCAAAGTGGGAATAGACACCGAACACTTCTCACAAATTTCATTTTTTGTGACTCTACTCCCTATGACCATGTAAATGATTGAAGAGGCTACACTGTTTGGTGTTTTACTCATTAGATCCACACAGTCTTCAGTTTGATCACATAGTTTTATACATCGAAGGCGCTCTTCTTTTGTGATTTCAAAAGAGTTCAGGAGACGTTGCATGACATCGAAAGCTTTGGTGACGTAATTCTTTTTCGTCTCACCCAAAATGTTATCTTTGAAAATTTGGGTTGTTCGACTGATGTCTTTAGACTGAATCCCAAACATGTCCGCGATTTCTTTGGTAGTTCTCGGATGTTTCGCCATCCTACAAGCGTATAAAACACAATTGGCTTTTATCCCGAGACGAACCGCCCCTCTTGTCAATTTTTCCTCGTTAAACTTTTTATACATAATCTTAGCGTCTTTAAGAACACAGTCGGGTAGAGTGTGACACGCTTCGTCTATATCGCGGTAAGCATGAAACAATGATCTATCTTTGTGATTCATAGACATATGAAAGTTAATTTTAGCCATACGTTTATTCTCGTAAGTTGAGTAACCTTGTGTAGAGATGATAGTTCCTTTCCCCCAACTATCTGAGAAAAGCTCTGGATTGGCATTTGGATTCCCACACCTAGAGGGGTCGTTCACTTTACCGTCATCGGTAATTCCACTTGTCCATTCCGGTGTGTCATCTATGAAGTTGTCATCGACCAGACCACATTCTGAACAAACCGGCAACCCTTCCGGGCTGATGACCTTCACACCGGAGCATTCCCTACAAATGTTTGTATTTACTAGCTTTTCTTCTTCGTTTTTGGGTAATAAGGAGTCTATTTCAGACCATATAGTTGCTAGCATTATCTTTCTTGTTTTCTGTACGTGTGAAATTTAACTTAGGTGTCTGACGCGCATTTCAATCGCGTCAATTGTTTCCTTAAAACTGCGACCTCCTGAGGTCGTTGGTTCCCATTCGTTCCATTCTTTGTCTATTTGACGATGATCAGGTGGGAGATCAATCGGCATACCTTCCATCTCTGTGTCAGAGACTACAAATCCACCTAAATCAGACTCGGAATCACCACCTTCGTCGTAGATGTCACTATCCGTGTCTTCGACATCTATTTCAGAGTAATAGACGAACATACCAGTCCCTAAAGGTTTCATTTCCAGGTCTTCAAATGTCGTACCGGTTGGGTAGTGCTCCATAACACTCTCGTAAGGTGCGGGGGACAATTCACTATCGTCTAGTTTGTAGACACACGCAGACTTGTAAAACATTTCGGTGGGGTTTAGGTAGTGCATACCAAGTGTCAGGCCAGTGTTCATCGCGACGACACCATACATTTCCTCCTCAGTTCCTTCTTCGTTTACTAAAAGTTTGACAATATCATTTTCATTTATTTCCTTTGGCACAATCATGCTTAGAGTTTTCTGACAAATTTTTATCATTGATAATATCACAGATGAAAGTTATTATTTATTCAAAGGAAGGTTGTGAGTACTGTGATCATGCAGTCAAATTGTGTGAATCAGAAAATTTGGAACACGAGAAGATCATGATTGACAAAGATGATCTAAAGGAGATATGTGGAAAAGTAGTCACAACCTACCCTCAGATATTTATTAATGGACGTCACGTGGGAACCTATTTTGAATTTCAGGACTACATTGAAGATGAATATGAACCTATTCTCGAAGAAACCTTAAATAGATTTACCGTGTTTCCTCTGAAGTATCCAGATCTCTGGGATCTTTATAAAAAGGCACAGATGTCTAACTGGACCGCAGAGGAAGTAGACTTGTCCAAAGACATGGACGACTGGAAAACCCTGAATGACAACGAACAAAAATTCATCAAATACATCCTGGCGTTCTTTGCTGGGTCTGATGGAATCGTTTTTGAAAACATTAACAACAATTTTGCGGATGAAGTTCAAATCTCAGAAGCTAGATCCTTTTACGCCTATCAATCCCATAACGAAATGGTCCATGGTGAAACATACTCCAAGCTCATAGATAAGTATATCAAGAATCCGTCTGAAAAGAAACACCTGTTCGAAGCTATCCAAACAGTCCCCTGTATAAAACGAAAAGCGGAATGGGCACTCAAATGGTTCGACAAGAAAAGCAAATCATTCGCGGAACGCCTCTTCGCTTTTGCATGTGTTGAAGGAATTTTCTTCTCTGGAAGTTTCTGTGCAATTTACTGGTTGAAAAAGAGGGGTCTCATGCCTGGTCTTTGTTTCAGTAACGAATTGATATCTAGGGATGAAGGTCTTCATCAAGAATTTGCTGTTGAACTGTTCAAGCACCTTCGCATGAAACCTACCACAGAAACTGTTCACACTATCATCAAAGAAGCTGTTGAAATCGAGAAATCATTCATCATAGATGCTCTACCCTGCAATCTCATAGGTATGAATTCTGAAAAGATGTCAGAGTATATCGAGTATGTATCTGACCGACTCCTAAAGCAAATCGGACAACCCCCTATATGGGGTTCTAAGAATCCTTTCGACTTTATGGAAAACATTAGTCTCGACGGGAAAACAAATTTTTTCGAGAAAAGGGTGGGTGACTATGGAAAACTCGACGACGACAACGACGAAATTGGTTTCAATGAGGAATTCTAATCGTAAACATTTTACATTCAGTGGTCCTGACTGACTGTAGAATTATTTAAACTTTAATGGAACAATGTTCCTTCGGGGGAAATATCCATGGAACCGAGAACTGCACCACTTCCCTGCAGTTCAACCTCTTGCTCATGGAAACCGGGTTCAGGGTTGGGAGCATCAACCATCTCAGGTTGCTTCTTTAGCTGCTTCTTACCCTTCTTACCATCACACCCACAACCACCCTTCTTCTTCTCACCACCACATCCACACCCTGTGTTCTTCCTGATGTTCATCATACCCCAAACGACAAGAATGAAAACAACGCTGTGAAGTAAAAGACCTATAGTGGATGGACAGCCAGTGGGTGTCGCGATACGAGACCCGAAAACGGAACGCATGAGACGGAATGTCTCAGGGTTCGCTATCACGAAGAACGTCAGACCAGAAATGATCGATGTGATGAGCTTCTCCTCCTGCTTCCTCCCACCACAACCACAACCACAATCTTTGAAGATACCCATTATACTTTACAGTATACATGGAAAAAAAATATTGTGAATTCTTAAGGATGGAGCAGTTCAGTATCCCCCCTGGATATAAATTGGTTCCGTCAAATATGAAAATGGGTTCTTCAAATAGTGCCACGATCGTAAAGTTGTTGGGTGGTGTGATATTTTTGGTAGTTTTAGTGATTGTTTTCATGATCTCAAAAATGAATGCAGAACAGCAGCTCAAATTAAGACAGATGGAACTACAAAATGAGCGATTAGCTTCTAATAAGGGACAGGTGATAATGGATACTATTTCGGTGGAACCAGTTTCTATGGATCTTAAAAATAAAAAGAACACTATGAACACATCTCAGGATCTTTCACCGGCTCCACAGACCAAGTGGAAGGTGCACAAAAATAAGGATGCTAAAATGGGAACCAGAGATGTATTTCATCTAACCAGATATTCAACACCGAAGGCTAATTTAAAAAATTGTCTAGAAAAATGTGCTAAAAGTTCCGAGTGTGGGGCTGTGATTACAGATAACTCAAAGTCCCTCTGTTGGGGTAAGTCGAATATAACAAATACGTTTAGCACTGGTAACAGAATCATATATGAGAAATCTGAAGATGGTGTTTTAGAACCATGGAATACTTCGGCTCCGGCTCCGGCTTCGGCTCCGGCTCCAGCCCCGACTTCTAACGTTTCCACAAATGGGAGATGTGGACCATCTTTCAACGATACGATATGTCCGGGTAAACAGTGTTGTTCTGGTTCTAATTGGTGCGCAGGAACTCAAGGAACGTATAGTGCTTGGTGTTATTCTAACAAAAAAGGGCGTGACAATGGAAAATATGATGGAAAATCCAATTAAAGACAAGACTCCTAGTATAGATATAACCAACTACAAATGTCGCTCTCTATTCAGCAGTCTACCGATTTCTCCCCTGCCTCTGTGCAGTTTTCGAAACTTCGCAAGAACAAGAATGGCGGTAAAGCCGTCTACCTCAACGCCGGCGACAACAAAAAGCTCTACATCCAGTTTCCTTTCATGCGCTCTCCTTACGGTTTGAGCGCCTTCACTGATGAAGGCACAGGGCGCACTTCTTATTCGCTTGACCTCTCCTTCGACCCTGACAACACCGAGGCCATGGACCTCCATGCTAAGCTTAAGGAGCTCGATGAGTTGATTGTCAATGAAGTTGCCAAGAACTCTAAGGAGTGGCTCGGTAAGGAGTTCAATGTCGCTGTCCTCAAGGAAGCTCTCTACAAGCCCATCGTGAAGCCCGGTAAGGAGCAGTATGCACCTACTATTAAGCTGAAGGTTCTGACCAAACCCGATGGTTCCTTTGTTCCTGAGTGCTACTCCATGCAGAAGGAACAGGTTTCTCTTGACACTATCGAGAAGGGGCAGAAGGCTATGGCCATCATCGATCTCAACCAGATTTGGTTCATTGACAACAAGTTTGGTGTGACTATCCGCCTTCAGCAGGCTCTCTTCGAGCAGTCTGCCAAGCTTCCTTCTTTCGCATTCCAGGGTGTCAATCTCCCAGACGCTGAGGAGGAAGAGGTTGATGATGTTGATGTTGATGTGGATGAAGATTAGAAAAATTATTATCACGTCTTATAAAAATGAAAAACTTTTACAAACCGAAAACAAATCTTAAAATCGTATACATTGAGGAAGAAGATTTCATTGTTAAGCAAATTATAGATGACACAACTGTCATATACGATCAGCGACTCATCAAGTCCTCTGTGTCTGAGTTTACATACGACAAGGTGTTTTTCAATGAACCATATGAAAAAGAGACAAACATTGCCAACGGATTCGTGGAGGAGAGAGGTAGTGATGGAGTTGGTAAATGTATGATCCAATAAACTTTCATTTTTTCAACTGTAACCAGTTGACAAATTGAAAACAAAATGTAAGATAATACCAGATGAACACACAGGTTAAAAAACTACTCAGGGGGAAGAAAGCATGTTCCCCGGGGTCACATTTGTGGTTGAAAAAGAAGAATGGCTCCACGACTAAAGGAGCGGTGAAGATTGGTCAGGGTCAATATGGTAAGGTGTATAGGGGTTGTGTGGATGATGGTTGTAAGAAGTTTGTCGTTTACAAAGAAATACGACAACCTAGATTAACTGAAAAAACAAATAACGCACCGTTGGCGGGGTTCGTCAATGCGGTCAAATCTGTGAATCCTAAAATGGAATTCACAATCGCAAAAAAGTTGGAAAACTACGGTGTTCCGAAGATGTATCTGTATAAGCCGTGTGATGGTAAAGATTACTTGTACTCGGAGTTCATAGATGGTCAGGAACTTGAGAAATGGATGAAAACTCGTCCCACTCTAGACGCTGTCAGATCCGTTATGGCTCAGATCGTTTACAACCTGTATCGTATCCATAAAAAGTATCCTGGTTTTAGACATCACGACCTTCACGGTGGTAACATCATGGTACGCACCGTGCCAGACAAAAATATTCAGATTTCCTTAAACAAAAAGTACTCCATTCCAAACGTGGGTGTAGAGGCTGTCATTATCGATTTTGGATTTTCTGCTTTTCCTCGAATTAGGAATCCATTGATTAACACCAGAAACTATGTCAACATAGGTATATCGAGAAAGTCGGACCGATTTTACGATTTACATCTTTTCTTGAACACAATGTACGGCCTTTGTAGGCAACCTTCTAATCGAACGGAACGTATGGTGAAAACACTTGTTCAATCTCTTTTGCCACCAGAATATCTCAGTATGAAGTCCACTAAAATTAAAAATTTCAGGCTTCGTGGAAACATGAATCATACTCTTCCAAGTTTCGAGACTGTTCTCATGAGACCTTTCTTCACTGAAACTAGTAAAGTGAACCAGTTTCAAAAATTATTCACTAAACCTAAAGTGTCACCAAAACGTTTAGTGTTCAAAGCTCCCCAGGTGGTGACCAAACCAGTGGGAAACGCTAAAGCGCGCGCTATCGCTATTTTGAAGGCGGGTAAGCTGATCACGAAAAAGAAGCCGGTGATGAAAATGACCAAAAAATAAATCTATGGTAATAATAAAATGTATCTTCTCGCGATCCTCATCGCCGTCGTCGTTATCGTACTCGTTAAAGTCTGTATGAACAAGTATCCTAAGAAATCTGGTGGTGCTGGTAAATTTACCGTTTACGGGACCATGGGTTGTGGCTGGACTCGTAAACAGTTGGAATATTTTAAGCAGTCAGGAAAGCCATTCACCTTCGTTGATTGTGACAAAGGTGACTGTGCTGGTGTCGAGGCTTTCCCGACCACTGTGGGTCCATCTGGTGAAAAAACTGTCGGATTTAAGAAGTTTTAAATGCCACGGACAATCTGCACGGAAAGCGAAAGAATGAACGCGTCGACGAGAGACTTGATGGGCTTGAGAACGGAGATGTGCTTCACGAGGGAGCGGTTCCACACGAGGCGGAGGATGAATGTGCTGATGAGAAGGTTGAGCACAAACACGAGAACTTCCATGAGAGCATCAGACTTGTTGCGAGACTTGGTAATCTCCGAGATCATTTATTAAAAGTAAAGATTTTTTTCTGAGTAAACTACAGATGAAAAACCTCCCCCTGAGTGGAAACGAAAGTAAGTTTTCAACTAAGAGATGGGGATCCACGAGGGGTATAGGAAACAACAATTGTTACGCGTACGCTGTTGGTGACTACGAAGCGTATAGGTGGCAGAAGTCCATACCAGGTGATCGCTCTGGCCTATCTAATGGGAATCACACATATACACACTGTACTGGTCTTCCTAAGCGCGTCATTTCCGACAATCCCAAAAAAATTTACAAGACAGACGCTGAGAAGAAATGCAAAAAGGGGTATTTCAAAGTCATGATGTTTGTCTCCCCTGGTAGAGCTTCAAATTATATCAGACAGGGTGACTTTCATTTTTACAAACAGCATGGGGTAGTTGAGTATAAAATTAAACCGGGAGATACTATTAAATCTGTGGCTACATTCTTTAAGGTGCCCGAATCGAGAATTAAAAGAGGAGGTGCTTTCAAGGTAGGTAAGCGTATAACGTTCAAGGCTAATGTATTTAGTCATAAACGTGGCTGGGCTACCGGTCCACTTTTAACAGACGCGAAGGGAAAGGTCATCAATGATCCCCGTAAATGTTCGAGGAACTATCCTGGTCTGAACTATGAGAGGTATTGCAGTTCATTCTGTGTCAAGAACAGAGGCATCAAAGTCGGAAAGACTCATCCCAAGGTCAGCAAGAATACTCTCTAAATCTGGTAATTCTTCAATGTCGAAATTGATATCAAACAAATCTAAAACACTAAATATAGATTCTTCGTTCAATGTCACAGAGTTTGAAACTGCTGTTACATTGTTTTGAATCGTCACTATCACCTTGTACTGTGTGACATCGAATACTTTTCTACACACTGGACACGTATTCTTACCTTGGTTTTTCCATTCCTCTAGACAGTGGGAGTGAAATACATGTCCACATCTGAGCGGAGAATTTGTCCTCGTTGCCCTGACGTCATTGAGACATATAGAACATGTCTGCATTCTAGAGTATGGGTCCAAAGTTTTTTCTTAGATTTTTCTCACTTAGTAGGTGTTGGGTGTTTTCAGGAGGGGTTTGTCGCACGCGTTGCAGGGTCCAGTGCCTTGCTCTGCCTGCACAGCATTCATGATAGCTGGTCCCTGCTTTTGGAGAAGTTGCCTAAAAGAATAATTGTCTTCGTAGGTGATCCCGTTCGTCTTCATGATGTGGTTGTTGAGTAATTGGGCTGAGGTATTCACAGTGAAGCACCTGCCATCCGCCATTCCAAGTCTCTGAGACATATTGTTAATATAAATCTAGAAATTAATTCGGCGGTTGGTGGTTGTCTGCATCCAAGAATTGAATCCCTTCTCCCGGAGTTGTTTGACCATGGGTTCACACCTGTATCCAAGGTAAATGTCAAAAACATCAGTCTCTTCTGTGGGTGAAACTCGAATCTCAGGGTTCTCGTTGATGTGCTGGTTAATGATGTTGTAAGCGAATGCGATTTCTTTCAAAGTTTCAGCTCCCGTGATGATGATCTTCCCGGTGCTGAAGATGCTGGTGGTGATCTCCTTCATGTCCTCAGAGGGTTTGAATTTGATCTTCACCGCCGAATATCTGTCAGGTTCGAACGAAACTTTGAAGATGTCATTATATTCCTCAAACCAATTTGCAACTTTAAGTAGATTCACGTTGTAATTGAGACTGAAATTCGAGTTAATCATGACAACCCTGAATGAATCAGCTGGGACTTTAAGGTCCATCCCCAAAAAAGAAGTTAGGATGTGTGTGAGTTGTGTGATGATACGTTTACAGTCAAAAAGATCACAGCATCCAGCGACTTGAATACTTCCATTGGGAAAAACTTTGACAGATTTGGTGCTGTATGTGTCATTGTAGGTCAGAGTGACCTGATTGTAGAAGGTTGTAGGCTTGAGTTTCCATTCAAACCCTTCCATTTTTGAACCCTGTCGTCTCATCTTGTAAGATCCGATTCTCTCAAACGTTTCCCTGAGCTTCTTTATGTCAATTTGATGCATAAAGCTCGAGACCATCGTGATCGTTGTAATCTTCACCCATGATGGACGGAGATCATCTGGTAAAGCTTTTCGGATCTCGTCGAGGGTAAGTAGGTATGAGAAACTGTTATTCGCTATTGATGAATACATAATTTTTAGACTTGAAATTTTCAATGTCACACCCAAAACTTAGGTGCTCATTGTGCAAATTCCCTGCGCCTCCATTTCTTCGGAACATCCCTCAGCTTTCATGTTACAGCACGTGTAATCGTATCGATACATAGTCGTTCCACCCTCAACTGGCTCGGGGGGTATCTCTGTTCCATCAGCCGCTGTTCCACCAGCCTTCAATTGGAAATGGGTGAGAACTTGTGTTTCTCCCGGGCATTTAATCTCATGACTTTGAAGTCCCAGCGAACCGTCTGTAACGAGATCTTCAGGTTTGAGGGCGGAGGTCGACGTTTGATAATTGTAACATTTACCAAGTGGTATCGTGTCTAAGCATTTGTAGTAATACTTTGTTGTGTTCATTAAGGAATTTTCCGGATCGACGGTATAGTCATATCTAAATTGAGTTATCGGTGAATCACCGCCTGCTGTAGAACCTGTCATATTCGTGTCATTTGTGCCCTTTGTCCCACCGATGCTACAACTGACAGGATGTCTATAAATGGTTCTCATGTCGATAGGAACACCTTCTAAGAAATTATCACCCAGACTCACTGGTGTGACTGGGGGTGAATCATATGTTTCATCTGTTATCTTAGCATTTATACCACCGAGACACGTGTATTCATATTTATATTTCCCACCAGGACATGTTGAAAGCTTGAATCTTTTGACTGCGTTTTGTCCACAGTCTACCTTAGCCGCCATATCGTAAATATTGTCAAAACAGGGTGTAGATCTTTCGTCTTCAAAGTATTTCTTACCCCTCTTAAGTTGTAACAAAGCCTGCATGTTCTCCGCTTCATTCTCACCTGCCATATTTGAGATGAGTTCCGCCGCTTCATCCTCACCATAGAGAGCCGAGAGTTCGTTTCTCAAAAACTGCAACTCATCTTCTTCATCCTTTACAGGGTCGTAGTCATCTTCATATTCAGAACCCAACCACTCCGATGGCTTATCTGGTATGAAGTCACTGGCTGTATCTGGTAAAACCTTCTTGAGTCTCACAGCGAACTCATCACTCCTTTTCGGGGCAAAGTACACTGCTGTGAACGGTGAACCACAACACATAGAACAGCATACCGCGGCACCAATAATGACGAGGCCAGCCATTTATATATTGAAACATTTTTTTACTTAGAGACAAGACTTCCTTATATGATACATGTCTCTAAATAACCTTTCATCTGCGAAATTTGTTCATGACGTAGAATCTGACTTGCATTACGTTGAGATGGTTTACATGAAATGGAACAACAGACGTAAGGAGTACAATAGATACACTGACTACATCAACACTGAACCTATAGGGGACTGGAATCAGATTTCCTGGGAATCCACAAGTGTCACTGATTACTACAAGTTTTTGGATGCGATGGTCGTCAAGACTGTCGAAGTTCTCCAGCGAATGGCTGAATTATATTTGGAAGAGATCCTATATACTGATCACGAACCCCGCTTCTTCGTGAGATTGATAAATGCTGTGAAAATCCTAGATCCTACATTTCAACCACCTCGCATAGATATGGAAAGTGCTTGGCAAGTAGATTTCGTGACTAAGTTTTCCCGGAAATATATCCCAGGTATCGTGCAGATGTGTATCCAAAAAAAGCGCTTGTCTTACTTCATCTCCGTAATGCATAAACTAGCATTAGAATGATTAGAACGACGATGGCAGCCTTTGTCGCGTCTGGGACCATATGCTTCTTCGCATTGGATACACCCACACTAACAACCCTTGGCTTCTTCACCTTGCACGAAACTCCATAATCGATGTTACGCCTGGGGTGAATCACCTTGTTCATGACGTTTTGCTTCCTCTGTTTATCGCAGAGGTTTGTCCCACAGAAAGGGCTCATCTCAGTTTTGTGAATTTCATGAACACCAATCTTGTCGAGGAGTTTCTGTTCCCGATCACTGGGCCTCTTCCTCGTGATCGAATCTGTCGTATAATATTCCTCAATCTCTGTTCGGTCCGTTTCTCGTATTCCTCCTGGAAGGGAGAATTCATGCACGACAAATGGATTCACCTTATCCATGGAATGTTTATCATTGAGCATATAATCACTCATTCTTGATATTACTTCAGATTATATTTTTTGTCATGCATCTTGGTTTGGTGCTCTTTCCACATCTTATCCAAATCTACATTCAACATATGGGCTAATTGGAATAGATAACTGAACACATCTCCCATCTCCATCATAACATCCGTGCCTCTCTCTTTTTTTAGATTTGTCTTCTTGAATGTCTTCTTGTATTGACGAATCGCAGAAGCCAGCTCACCAAACTCCTCTGTCAGGAGAAGCCATACGGTATCTATAGCAGCTCGATCCCATCCTTTCTGTTTACAGACTTTTTCCGTTTCTGATTTATAATAATTAAGACTCATTTACTTACCAAGTTGTAGGGTCTAATCTTTAATTGATTCCAACCTTATTGCGAGGTAATTTTTTCCCGACCGTACTCGTGTTCACCGGTCTGTCCATAGGCTGGCTGATGGTATCAATCTCACGCGCGTAAGTCATGTATTGAGATACACCGGTTTGGATCTGTCCAAGTGAGGTGTCAATGACGCGGATATTCATATCTCTCACCTGGTTGTTGACGTTATTGTAGTGATCACCGGAGTTGCTGATGAATACAGACCGCATGATTCCGTACAAGTCGTCAGGGTTTTGGTAGTCGATGGCGATACCAGTTCTATTTTTGAACGTCTGACGGATGCCACGCTGAATTAGGTCTTTGTTGTATGGTGAAAAGAACAGCCTGTTGAGAGGGGTCTCACACTGCTTCATAGAATCCAGGTGTAAGTTGTCACACATTTAATATAGTAGACGAAAAAAAAAACATCTGTAAATATTAAATG